TCCAGTATTTGAAATTGATGAAATTATTGGAGTTGTTAAAGTTTTATTTGTAAGAGTATCTGTTGTTGCTCTACCAACCAAAGTATCTGTAGCATTTGGTAGGGTTACTGTTACATCTTGTGTTGGCTCTGTAACAAGAAGAGTTAATTCATAATCATCAGGTGTTGCACCTTCAAATGTAATTCTATCTGCAAATGTTGGTGTTGTAGATACTGTTGCAGTAATCTTTCCTGATGTATCATTATATGAAAATGAGATACCGCTCTGAGAGCCATCAAACATGGCTGCTGTGGTATCTTGTAGAAATTCTGTAGAGGCTTCTGTAAGGACTGTTGATCCATTTACAGTAGCCGATGCGCCTTCAACTACGAGGCCATTTTTAATGCGAAAGGCTTTGTCGACTGTAGCCATTTATTTCTCCTTTAGGTCAGGCCTTCAAACCTGTACGGTAGAACCGTATGGTCATCGGGCTTAGTGCTGGTGTAACTGTCATGCTAATTGTACCAGAATTTAAATTAGCAGTGATATTTCCTACATTGCTATTGGTATTAGCAACAGAGGCAAATTCTGTAATATTTTGATTGGTACCATCAAAAACTATGTTTATTTCTGCGCTTCTATATGAAGAAGATTCAGCATGTGACATTTGAACCATGTACTTGATTGTTCTCCAGGTAGATGTGTCTATTGTGTCAAATACTGTTGCTGATTCAATACCGTTGATTGTGACCGAGTTGTTTCCATCTCCACCTAAAGAGTCTGCTCTATATGCGGTGGTATCAATTAGGTCAGTAAAGTCTTCTCCGTTAGGTCTATCACCCGTTTGAAACTTTGCTTTTAATTGATTTATTGGTAGGACGGCCATATCATTGATTATATCATAAAATATAGTTATTTAATCCGATGATGGCAATGCCAATCGGGGGTACATTGCTAGGACTGTATCCTGGAACCTTGATATTAGTTATTCTTATTTTAAATGGTAGTTCATAAAGGACAATAGACTTTCTATTTTTGCAGGTAGGATTAACCTTAACCACCCTTTTGCTCTCAACATTAAGAACAGTGGCTTTTGCCATTAACCTGTTATATCCTCTACCATCAAAACTTTGCCTTGCAAGACTGTCCAAACAACTGCATTGCCGCTGTTAGCCATCTGAATATCAAACTCGTCATCTGTTTCTAAAAGTTCTGTTTCATCACTTGCAAGATATACTGTAAACTCTCCTGGACCGTCGTCTTCGTCTGCATCTGGAGTTACTGTTAAAATAACAGCAGATGTAGTTGATCTAGCAAAGTCCATTGTAATTGTCCAGTCTTCAATTGCTAGTGGCTCACCAGTGTCATCTTGTACATACATCTTAAAAGATGCTGTGTCTCCTCTAACAATTGTCCAGATAGATTGTGGTGGTTCTGAACCAATTTGATAAGGTGTTTGATTTCTATATTGTGCCATTATGCTAATCCTGCTTTCATTGATCCCCACGTACCATTGCCTTTAAAAGATCCTACAAGAATAACACCAGTAGTGCTATTTGATTTTGCAACAATTCCAACTACTCCAGAATTTGTTGTAGCAGTAATTGGCTGAGTTGCTGTAAGACCACCGCTTGATCCAACATATAGCCTATCTCCAGCGGCATACGAAGAAGTATTAATGTCAGTAAATACACCTGATATAACAACAACTCCATCACTACCATTACCAATTGCAGATTGTGCTAATCCAATTACTGGAAATGTTGCAATAGTGCTTGCTTGTGATTTTGTTATTCTTGGTTTGCTGGTACCAAAACCTGATATGTATACAGGATCACCCTTAGCAATAGAAACACCACTATTATTTACAACTTCTAATGTATGATAAGGTAATCCAATTGTAGGAAGAATTACTTCAATACGCTCAGCAAGAGCCTGTAAATCACCAGCAACATCTACTGGAGAAGAGTTCGTGGGATAAGGAATGTCATAGACAGGAGTTTCAGCCATAGTCTTATTATTATACCATTTGTCTAGGCTTTTTGGTTAAATTACATATGCCATGTGCTGGTCTTACGTTGTCTAGTGTGTCTGGTCCTCCAAGGGCTAGATCAACAACATGCTCTATGTGTAGACCATTTTCCCATCCTGGTTTACCAGATTTTCGACTAGCGTTTAAGTCAACTGGTTCATTGCAAAGATAGCAAATAGTTCCGTAAGTAGACAAAACATCCAATTCGCTATATATTTCAAAACCATTGTTTAGTTTAGTTGCTCTGCGTCTACGATTCTTTGCTCTAATTTTATCCATATTGTTTTGTGCCCATTTATTTTTAGATTCTTTAACTTTATCTAAATTATTGCTTTGCCATTTTTTTGAGGCAATTGTTGCTTTTTCAATATTAGATATATACCATTTTTTTGAATTATCCTTAATTACACTATCATTGTTTTTATAATAATTTGCAGACTTTAAAGACTTCCAGGTTTTGCAATTTATGCACCTGCACTTATCATACTCATATGCAGTTCTACAAGATTTTTGCTGATTATCACTCTTAGTATAAATAAGGCATTTATTAGTATCATTCTTCATACTTTATTCTACCAGATTCTTGCCTAAATGCCCCAAAACATGCTATACTTTATATAGTGCTACTGCGAAGTAGCATTTATAGTTTGGAGGAAAACTTGAAAGAAAGCAAAATGCTATCGGGGGTTCTTATAACGTTGCTCACTCTTACCTTGCTAAACAACGGTCTGAATGTTGCACACGGTACAAAGAACAACTTACTAAGTGAACAGGCCTTGACTACTACTTTAACCCCTACAGGGGTTTTTTTGGTATCTAAGCCTAGTAATGAGGTAATACTTGAAAAATATGCTAATTCTACTTCACTTACTGATTCACAACTTGTTGAATTGTTAAAGGCTGTAGGATTCAAGGGGGAACGCCTAAAGACTGCCTGGGCTATTGCAAAGGCTGAGTCTAATGGAAGGCCGCTTGCCTTCAACGGTAATGTTAACACTGGAGATTCATCTTATGGTGTTTACCAAATTAATATGCTGCAGGACCTTGGTCCTGATAGACGAGATAAATTTAACCTAGATCACAATGTAGATCTTCTTAATCCTGTCATTAATGCACAAGTTGCATTTCACATGACTAAAGGTGGAAAAGACTGGAGTGCTTGGTCATCCTATAAAAAGGGTGCTCATTCCAAATGGTTAAAGAAATTTCCTAATCATTTGATTTAAGGGATAAAAAATACCCCCATTGGAGAATATCCTTTGGGGGTTATTTTTTTATTTAATTATTAAGCAGGATCTTCTTCTATTAGTTGCCAGTTAAGATCGTCTTCTACCCATTTATATCTACCGCCATCTGTTGGCATAGGTGTTGGTGCTTCCCATACCCAAGATGTTCTATTTAATGTCCAAGATGGATAAAAAGATGGTGAATAAAATCTATCTGCTTCAACATCATATATATCATTTTCTCCTGCAAATTGACCACGTATATTAGAATTATAAGATGTTTGAATCCAAGTTCCACCTAGATTACAATCGTTAGCAAGAAACTCTTGTCCCCGATGTTCGTGTTCATCTGCTACTACTAGTACTCGGAGTACTACATTGTTTGAATCTATTTCTGCAAAATGTGCCATTGTATTTTCTCCTTATGACCAATAAGTAACTGTGCAATAACCTGAACCGCCATTACCACCAGTAGCGCTACCAGACTGATTAGCACCGCCGCCACCGCCGCCACCGCCAGTATTTGCTGTTCCAGCAGAACCATTAACAGCACCACCAGAAGATGTTCGCATTCCTCCATCACCACCGCCGTGTCGTCCTTTGCAATAAATATAAGCAGCATTTGGAGCAGAGGTGTTATTGAATGCACCTCCACCGCCACCACCAAAATTATGTAAACCTACATTTCCGTGAGTAGTCACTGCAAGACCCGAAGCATTTCCAAAACCTCCTTGTTTTGCTAAAGCAAGATTAGGGTTTTTTTGAAATGAGTTTGATCCATTGGGCAGACCGTCTACACTTTGCATAGGTATGCCAGCAGCGCCACCACCTCCACCGCCATACTCGTTTGAACCAGCGCCAGCATGTCCACCACCAGTTGCTTTGCCAACACCATTAATAATTGTTTGATTATTATCATAACCACTACCACCGCCACCACCAAATGCAGTTAATAGCGAACCAAAAGTTGAGTCAGTTCCAACTCCGCCAGCAGAAACTGAAACTCCAGTGCCACCTGCGCCAATAGTTACAGTATAAGTTGTTCCTGGCGTAAGAGATACAAATTGTCTTACAACGCCTCCGCCTCCGCCGCCGCCAGCACTACCAGAACTTCCTCCACTTGATCCTGCTCCACCACCCGCCCCACCGCCACCTACAATAAGGATTTCTGCGGATGAGCAGTTAGAAGGTGTAACAAA